GTGCTGTCTCACGCCAGGCTTTTGGGTTGTTTCCTATCTCCGGGACGGTGCTCATTTTCCTGTTTTACGTATCCAGTCGTTGAGCGCGGCCTGCTCAGAAGGGAGTAACTCCTCCCGGCTGATCCAGTTCCCGTCACCGTCCAGGTAGACCTCCTTGCCATTTACCCAGATCGTTTTGTCTCCGTCATCGTAGATCTCTACGGCCATCAGCTCCTGTATTCAAGTTTGTAATACACATGGCCTTCGTTCTTGAAAGGCTCCCGGGTGAGTACCCACAAGCGGTAGGTGGTACCCTTGCGTCCCGGATGCGCATCCTTAACCTTGCGCACGTAGGGCCCATACTGCACGTAATATTCTCCCTTGTCCGATTTCTTGATTGTCTTCGGGGAAATACCGGTATCGGAAATGGACAGGTAAAAGGCCTTGGGGTCATGTGCATCGTCAAAGAAGCTGATTTTGTCCCCTTCCGCAAGTTTTAGTTTGTCAATGAGGTCACGACTGAAGCAAATCCTCCCATTGGCCTGCAGAGTTATATACTCGCCAGGCACGCTGCCGCTGGCTGCTATAAATCTTCTGGGTTTCATAGGCTGGAGAATTGAACGTTGATATCTTGCCATTGGCCTTTTTCATTCTTCATGTAGGCCCGGCAATAGGTGGCGGATCCCACTACGCGCTGGCAGTCGTCCAGCTTGTCGAACTCCTCAATAAGCGTCTGGTTGCCCAGCTCCCGGACCTGCTTACGTGCCTTGGCCAGCAGCTTCGGATCATACTCGCCTTTCGAGTTGCGAATCAGAATGTTATTGAGGATCTCGTAGAGTCCCTTGTTGCGACCGGCGAATTTTTCCTTGAAGATTTCCTGAATGGCCTGGATGTGTATCACGGCCTCATCGGTAAAGCTGAATCGCTCCTGACGTTCTACGGTCACCTTCAGGGTATCGTCTTCGTTTTTCAGGGTAAAGGATTTGACCTCCTTGGGCTCTTTCCCGTCGAGCTCATACATGCGCTCATAAAGCGCATTGGCATCGGATAGGGTTTGATGTTTGAGCCGGGTAAGTTCGCTCGATAGCTGGTGAAACTTACTGGTGGTCTGCACCAGGAAGTCCTCCTTGTCTTTGAGGTATTCCTTTTTGGCTCTGGCCTGGGATGCTTTGCGCTCTTTTTTGCGGCGCTCGAGCTCGGCCTGCAGCTCCTTGTCGGAGAGGCCCTCCAGGGAGGCGGGAGGGGCTTTGGTCTGGGTACTCATACGGGTAGTGTTAAGATGTTAAACTTGCTTTTTTCAGGAGTCTATCCTGGTACTTTTCCACGCCCTTTGCGAAAGGGTGTCCGGGGAAATGACGCAGCCACCGGTCCATTTCAGCGGCTCGCTTGAGCAATGCGCTCTTTGTGATCTCTGTCATACCTCTGGGCTTGATTGTCAATAAATTCTACCTTCTCGTTGAGCTCGGCCGGTATGCGGTAGGTAGGTACCGCTGTTTCATGTCCGAGCTCCTTGATCTTGGATACTGCCCGCATGCAGGCAGCCCGTTCCATGGTCAAACAAATGCGTTGGCCCACGGAAAGACCAATGTTATTATCCCGGGTATATCGATATACCCGAAGCAGCTTTTCGATTCTATCCTCCAGCTGGTATTTGTTCATAGCTGTGATCTGAGTTTATACCTGTTGGCGATAGCCTCCAGGATGGGTTTTGGGAAATAAGGGTCAATTTCTTCAGCGTACATAAGGAACAGGTCCTGGAAGTTTCCAAAGTCCTGGAGTCCGGCCTCCATGTATTCGTGGTGATCCATGTAAAAGGGCAGTTCGACCTTTCGCCGCCACTGATCGCAGAACCAGGCATGGAGCGCCTCAGAGCGAAGTAGATCCCGCATAGGCAATGCTCGACTTTCTGCGTAGTGCGAGCACCACCGCGCAAAGTAGTTTTCCCTGCAATTGTGATAATTCAGCAGGGTCACTCCCATGGCTTGACATATATGTTGGTCCTTGCGCATTATCCCAGTTTTTCCCAGTATTCTTCGGCGCGTTTTTGAAATATCACAAAGGGCTCGGTGCCTCCGTACCGGGTCTTGGCCGTGGCCCGGTACCCTTCTACCCATACTTTGACATAGGAGAGGTACTCAATTCGTTTCCCCACGCGACCCTCGGGCTTTTTCCCTTCCGCATGCCCGATGAAAATGAAAAGGGTTTCCGGGTGGTCGGCCAGCAGCTGCTCATACTCCTGAAAGCTGATACCGAATAGCTGCAGGGAATCGATAAAGACAAAGCGGGCCCGATTGCGGCGCGATAGTCTAAGGCGGAGCTCCTCGAGGTTGTCTTCCAGGAGGAGAAAAGGGCTCGGGGCATTTTCCATACCTGCCCGACGCAGAGCATTGACAAAGGAGAGGGAGTCCCCTTCTTCCAGACCGTTATACCAAACCGTTCCAAACTCGGTTAGGTACCGGGCCAGTTGGGTGGTATAGCTCGTCTTTCCGTGGCCAGAGTGTCCATAGACAAACCAAGAGCCTACTACTTCGGGCAGACCGATATGATCCTTCCAGGGGCCGCTAAAATCCAGTATGTCTCTCGTTCTCATGTACAGTTCGTTTACACAGGTACCTCGCCGCAATTTGGCCATTGTTCAATCAGGGCTTAAAAGATCATTAAGTGGCTACACAGGTTTCGTTTTCCTTGACTTTATCGGCTACTACCTTCTGCTTGTTCCACTTTTCACATAGGTGCGGGATCCCGCGCCAATCAAACTGAGTATCGTTGATCAGCTCCAGGGCGGCATCGTAATCCTTCAGATGCTTTTTGTGGATAAATGTGTTGAGGATCTCCAGGGCCTCGGTGGCCACGCGTTCATTTTCCTCGGTGATTTTTTTCAGAGCATACACCTTGCGGTTAACCCGGCGCAGGTCTGCTTTACTGTCATCAATCACTTGTTTGATATAATCCCGATGCTCTACACCGTTGGCCATGCAAATGGCCACGACATCCTCGGAGGTTGGCGGGTGGATCTCCACATACTTGCGCCCCAGGCGCGAGTAGATTTCCTGGTACCCCTTTTTGTTAAACCGGATGCCCCGCTCGATGCGGTGTTCCAGGTGATGGGTTGCCGAGAGGACAATCCCGCAGTGATCCTCCAGGGAATTATAGAGGGTGATAAAAAAGCAAAGCACGTGATCGGGCAGTTTATCGGCCTCGTCGATAATCAGTAGGGGCTGGTGACGCTGTTTGAGTTGGTGCACCAAGGTCTCCATTAGCCGGGAGGTATTCATCCCGCTGGTTGAACGTCCGATCACACGCATGATCTCTCCGAGGAAGTATTTGCGGTCCCAGTATTCGGCGCAACGGATATAGAAAACCTCCTGGTTGTTGTAAGCGTAGTGCTCCAGGGCTTTGGTTTTGCCGGATCCGGCCGTGCCGATCATTCCAAAAACCTTGGCATCGGCTTGCGCATCACTCATCAGCTGCTGGATACGCTCAAAGGTGGCCGTTTGAACGATCACCCAATTTTTTCCGCTGATGCCGAGTTGGGATCCTACATTGCGCCACATATTGTCAGCGATCTGATCCCAAATCTCGTGTTCGATTTGGTGCAGCGTTGCCGAGGAGACATTCTTGAGGCTATTGGCAGCCTTGTTCTTGCTGCCGTACCGCTCGATGTGCCTAAGCACTGCCTGGTGGATTCGTTTTTTCTCTTGGTAAGGGATCATCGGATATTTGGATTTAGTTAAAAGTCTTGGTAGATAGACCGGTAGCTCTTCTGGGTGGTCTCCGCATTACTGACGGCCTTTTGGTGGGCACCGATCTCCGGATTGCGTTTGGTGCGGGATTTCGATTCGATTCCCTTCAAATGTGGGCTTACCAGTCCATTTTGCTCGGGAAGCAGCCCCTGGGTCTCAAGGATCTCGTCCATCCGATCCCGGCGCTCCACACGCTTCTCTTTGATCCGGTTGCCGATCTGGGCGATGTAGGAGCTCTCCCAATCCTGCTGTTCTTGTTTGCCCCTGGAGACCGTCACCTTGGTTTCAGCGGCGCTTACAAAGCGTAGGCCCATAGGCGTTTGCTCGTAGAGGTAAATGAGGCTTAGATCCTCCGGGTCGTACTTGATGTAGAATTTGCGGTCCACGTTTGCCTGGAGGAAGTCCAGGTCGGGCAGGCGGTCCTCCCCGTAGACCATGTAGGTGTGCTTCTGGCCTTTCTCGGTGAAGGATATGCCAAATGCGGTGCAGGTAACCGGTTTGGGGCGCTCGATCCAGAAAATATCAACCATTTCAAAGAGGGTGATCTCAGGAGCCTTCGGGTTTTCGCTATTATGGTACATGTCCAATCGCGGCTGTCCGGTTTTGTGGTGCGGCCTGCTGTTCCATTCCAGTCGTGCCTCGACATAGGCCTCAATGGCTTCCTCCAGGGTGGGTAGATTATGGGCGTTAGCCAGGATGAACTCCATATTGGCCTGACTCTCCTCGGCACGGGCAGTTATGTTTTGTCCCGTGAAATACCATAGGCGCTTGAGCACCTGAGACTGAAATCGTCCGAAGGCACTTTCAATGGTTTTGGACTTACCATTGTAGGGTTGAGTGCGAATGGCCAGGCGGGAGACTTTGGTAAGGAAATTACCGGCCTGGAGCTTCTTGTGTCCGCCCTGGTTGTCCATCCGGATCTCATAGGGCCGGTGACCGGCATTCTTAACAGCCATTTTATAGGCAAAATATTGCGCCTCAAAATCCTCTGTTGGACTCACATGGTAGCCTAGTAGTACCTCGCTGTAGGCATCCATCACTTCGTATACCTGGCAGGTGGACATCTTGCCCTTTTCGTCCTGGAAGTAAAGGTTTAACTTGGTGCCGTCGCTGTACCAAAGCGAGTCGCGCATCGAGGGCAGACTGGTAGAATGCTGGTAGGAGTATTTCTCCTTGGCTTTGAGTTCGCCATATCTATGGCCGTACCACATAGACTTGATTTCAGGGGAATAGAGGTAGTTGTAGAGGGTTTTCTCCTCTTTGATCGCTTTAAGGCCCTCCATGATGGCGTATTCGTTGTACTGGTCTAGCAGCTGCGGTAGCGAGGCCACCTTTTGAACGTGCTGAGCCCATTGTGCCAGCACCCACTGTTTGGCCTTATCGCAGAGTTTCTCACTGTTCTTGTGTCCATGCCCGCCGTGGATAAGTGACTCATATCCATGTTTTACAAAGGCGCGATACTTGCGTTGCAGGCTGCGGTAGTTTTTCGGCAAAGAGTGCGGCCAGGTGTGGCGGGGCAGTTGGTGAATGATCTCGGCTAGGCTCTTCCATGTCTTTGTCAAACCTCCGGATCCAAGAGTTCGAGTGCGAAGGATCCGATCATTGATAAGCCGGCGGGCACCGCCCAAAATAGCCGCTTCAACAGCATAACGATGTTGAATGTCCTCAGGAATAGCGGTCCCGTTTTCCAGCGTGTAATTGGCATAGAATTCGATGGCTTTAGGATCCCGCTCCAGAAAGTCCATGACTTTGATTCCATAGGACCGGTCGACCGGATCCCCGTACTTTTCAATGATTTCATCCCGGTATTTGTTGGGCAGGCTGACCCATGCGATCAGCGCAGGTTTTCGTCCGAATCCTTTACGAAGGACTTGAAAAGGGCCACGACGGACATAGTTGTCGTAGTTGACCTTGCTCATCACTTTGGCTTCGCGATAGAGCCATCCCCCATGAACACACAATGTATTTTCGTAGGTCTCAAACATGTGTCTGTTCCTTTTCGGGGTTGATACCTTCCAATACCTTGATGATTGCGTGGGCGTCTGTGAGAATGGCTCGCGCCATTTCGGTATTGGCGGCTCGTTGTCCGGACAGCACCAAACCGACGTAGGCTCGGGTGCAATTGTACTTATCTGCAAGACTCTGCTTGTTGATTTTTTTGGCTTGCTCTGTTGTGAGGCACTCCATTTTTTGTATGTTTGTTTGCATTGATTAACAAAAGAAGTGAATAATATTCACATTCGCAAGCCAACTAAGCCTTAAAAAGTGAATTTTAACAACTATTTCGCGGATAATCTTCGCTATCTCCTGAAATCAAAGGGGAAGACGCAAGGGTGGTTGGCAGAAAAAATTGGGAAGGATCGTACCAGTATTGGCGCGTACGTAAACCGAAAAAGCATTCCAGATCAGAACCTTACCATTGAAATTGCCCATATTTTGGGAGTAAGCCTGGATGATTTACTTCTCCAGGATATGACAAGTGAGCAATACTCACATATCAAAAGGCCATCTGCGCTTGAGTTCAATTTGGAAGGGGTGAAACCCGACGGCCCCGAAGTCCGAGTATTTGATGCTGTAACCAAATTGGTTGAAGAAATCGCCAAGGTCACCAATAGCGAACTCCGCAAGGAAATGGAGGATATGCGTGAACTGTTGCGCGAAGGGGTTTTAAAGAAAGCAGATCGGGAGCGCCTGGAGTACATCTACAACACGCTAAAGAAGGCAGAGCTCAGCAATGCCCTGGCGAAGACTCAGCAAAAACTACAGGGAAATTCCTAGGAAAGCAGGGGTAATATCTGCTGGAGGATTTCGTTACCTCCATACTCTTCTCTCTCCAGGCGTTCAAATTCCTTACTGACCTCTCCGCTTATAGCCTGGAGCTCCGCACTGGTGATTTCGCCATCATCGTATCTACGATTGGCTTCCTTGATGGTCAAAATAAGCCGGTCAATCGGTGTCATTGTCTCTCTTGATTTTAAAGGCGGCTTCGACCAAGTTTTCCAGTAATGTCATCCGGTCGTTTCGAGCAATTCGTGATTTATAGAGGTAGTAATGTAGCAGGGCGGCTACTAAGGTGGCCAAAATAGTGGCTCCCGCCGCATAGATGTGTAAAAGCCAGTCATCCCACCTGAGCCCCGGATCGTATATCCAATAGATCTGGATGAAATACATGTAGAAAGGAACGATATAACTGACTCGATAAGCTCTTAATTGGGCTGCAATCAGTAGGAAAATAGGGGAAAGGGTTTGGGTAAGTACCCAGATGTAGGTTTGAGTGTCTTTAAAGCCATGCGTGTTGTCCAAGGTGAAATCATCGGGAAGTATCTTGTCGGAGATAAGCATGATCCCCGACAAGACTACCACCACACTACCGATCAGGCTAATTACCGCCCTGGCTACCGGGTCGCTCCACCTTCTCTTTGTCAACACCGTCTCCTCCCTGGTCTCCAGGTCGTTCGATTTTTGTTTTGTCGACTCCTCGGATTTCATACTCGCTGTCTGTTGATTTTTCGCAAGCCGTAGCTGCCAAGCCCATTACTACCAGGGCAATAACTAAACCAATTTTGGAACTGATACGTTTCATTGTGCTAATTTTTAGGTGTTTACCCAAAATTAGAACAACGATATATCCCTGCATGAGTGAATTGGGGGAAGGTATTCACAGGGATATTAACAAAAGTGAGGTATTCTAGCATCTTTTCATGCTATAAAAACCATAATATTTCTATGGTTTTCCTGGTAAATGGGTATCTGGTTATCAAAGCTCCAGCCAGGTAAGGAAAATGTGAATCAAAATCGCGGGGAAATCATACCCGCCAAATCGTACAGGTCAGTACAAATCGTACACGACAAAATACAAATCTCCACACTCTCATATCTGTCGAAAATCGTAACTAACTGATAATCAGTGACGAGATTTTTCAATACTTCATTTCTTTAACATTTCCTTATGAAATAAGGGGGGTCGTTTTAACACTTTTCGCTGCATTTTACCCCCCATTTTAAGAAATAAGGGGGGTCGTTTTAACACTTTTCAAACACGGATTTGACTGCCCTATTGACTGCCCTATTGACTGCCCTATCCAAAAATGTAAATTGAATAGTACCAATAGGGCAGTCATTGAAAGAAACAAAACAGGGTTAATTTTGCGGCGAAATAAGACCTTTTGAGGCCCCGAAATTCAACGGATGGGGGGAATGAAGGGGGTTTCCTTTGGGATGCTCAGAGCGGATTCAAAGGTATTCAAGCAGAATGTACGATTCAATTTTCCTGGGCTGATGCCCGTTTTCGCTCGAAACGCCCGTTTTTATTGGCGTTTTCGCTTTTTTATGCTATATGTTAAAAATGTACTATTCATTTTACGGGCCCTAAACCTAACCCCCCGCCCTGCAGCGCCCCGGCATTTTTAACAATATATACTTTGGAATAATTCCATAAAAACGGAAAATATCCATAAATTAGCTTCCCTCTTTTTTTGAGAAACGCTATGCAAAAAACCATTCTACACCTGGACCTGGACACCTTTTTTGTCTCGGTGGAACGCAAGCTGGACAGTCGCCTG